TGTATTTTCTGGGTCTATTTCCCAACCCTTTTCATCATGTTTTATTGTTTTACTTTTATCAGACATTACCACCACATCTTTATCTTCTATAAAATTGTGTGCAACTAGATTTCCTTTTTCGTTTTCTGTAAAGTAACCATTTTCAACTCTTAATTGATAACAATCAATTCCCATCTTTTTTGCTTGTTTAACCAAAGCATCACCAGTTTTATTTGGGTCATCTGGAGTATCATGTATTAGATTTAAAAATCTATACTTCTGTTCTTTTGGTTCTTCAGTGCTGAATTGTGAGAATTTTTGTGTCAACTTAAGCTTCTATTTTTTTACCGATATTATATTTTGTTTCTAAGTCCCACTCATTTTTTTCTTTAAACGCAATCACTTTGATTTGTGATAGTGGTGCTTTAGGTTCTGCTGTACCCATCAATTCAATTAAACCCCAATCACTTAATAGAGATGCGAAAACCCCAATCACTTAATAGAGATGCGATTGAATTTCTACGTTCAATATCGTTCTGGTTAATATTTGTGTCTTTACCATCAAGAGCAAACAACTCTTTAAAGTGTACGATAAAGTATCGCCCCTGTTTGTGTAGGATATGACACGACTGATAGAGTTTTCTCTCCTTGCGAGATGCAACCCCAATACGACTTAATGTCTCACGAACCTTTAGAAAATCATCAGGCTCTTTTAATTTTACTTCCAGCATCCTTTCGGGCTGCCAATCAATTTCATTCATTTTCTTCCACCTTTATTCAAACTACTTTTTATAGTATTAATTTGTTCATTATCAAGTATCTTGAGAGCAGCTTTTGCTTTTTCATTACTATAACCATAATACTCTTTTACATACTCTAAATCTTTCAACTTACTCGCTTTCACCCAAGGAGCATATCGTTTCTTAGACCTAATAGTATTTAGTAAAAAGTCATATTGCAGTTTTGAATCAAGGTGGTGTCTCATATTCATCTCATTCACTAACATAATAGTGTCATTGAATGGTGCGAGACATTTATTGATAATGTAGGGGGAATACTTCTTCTCCCACATAGGGTCATCTGAATCTAGCAGATGTTCCTTTGTTTCGTTTAGGGATTTGAGGTAATGTTTAAGTTCATAACTCATTTGAACTGAACCTGTGTCATAATCTCAATCATAAATGCAAGCATATTGATTTCTTGGTCTGCAACGAATGCTGACTTATAAGAATAGTCTGCTGTTGCGAGAACAAGATGTGGCACAGTTTGTGGTTGAATATCTTCATAAAGTGCATCGTAAACCTTACGGTACATACGGGCAGGGTCATTATCAAGATTATTTGCAACCCATTTACGAATAGACTTGAAGTCTTTCTCTTTAAGGAAAGTTGTCAAGTCCTTCATATTTGTTTCTGAGATATTGACAAGTATACCACTGTCAATCATACCAGATACAGAATACCGTTGCAGTTCGTTTAGAACCCTTCTCCAATCTGGGAAGTACTTCTCAACAACACCAGCAACTGCTTTAGGTTGATACTGGACACCCTCTCCATCTAGAATACCTTGTACTCGTTTGAAGAATTCTCCAGCGAGTTTAGGTTTCTCTGCAACAGGAATACGAAATTCCACAACAGAACATCTAGAGTGAAGAGGGTCGATGATTCGATTTTTGAAGTTACAGGTAAGAATAAATCCACAGTTCTTATGGAACTCTTCTATGAATCCACGCAACGCAGGCTGAGTAGATTGAGGATTTAAATAGTCTGCCTCATCCAGAATAACGAACTTACGATTACCGTCCATAGAGACAGTACTTGCAAAGTTCTTAATCTTATTTCGCAGAACATCAATACCCGATTCTTCTGAACCGTTTATCATCATATAAGTAGCGCCTAGTTCCTCAAGCATAGCTTTTGCAACCGTAGTCTTACCTACCCCAGGCCCGCCAGTAAGGAGTAGATTTGGAATATTTCCCTCATCTACAAAGGTCTGGAAAGTCTTTTTCAAATCATCAGTGAGAACACACTCACTGATTTTTGATGGGCGGTACTTCTCCACCCATAACATCACATCATTCATTATATAAAACTCCTAGTTGGGATTATTAGGCTGCTTCTAGAGCAATAAAGTATTCTACAGATTTGTTCACATGTGAAAAATGTGAAATTCCTTTAGAGGATACTTGTACCTTATAATCACCACCAAGTAGTTTTAGGTTTTCAACTTTAAAAAAGTATGTGAAGTCATTCGGTGAATTATCACCAACCTTAATACTGAAGTCGTTAGAAGTTTCGTTCTTACGGTCAGTTACAGTCAGTTCAATATCACCACCAGCAGTTCCTTTAAGAACTACATCTGGAACACCAAGTACTGCACTCGCTTTTGAGATTGCATTAAAGGTGTCCTGTGTAAACGTAAATTCTACGTCTACTGAAGGCATAGTGATTTCCGTTTTCGGAGTAGTCACTACGGATGGGTCACTAAAGAAATACTTCAGTGAACTCCCACCGCCTTCTTCATTCAATCGTACCGATTGGTCTCCAAAGTCCAATGTAGGACTCTTAAACAGCGACATCGCTGATAGGAATTCATTCAAATCGTAGATTGCGAATTCGTTTGCGAAAGAATCTGGAATGGTTGCCTTCGCTACAATGTTTTTCATTGCAGACATTGTGTTTATCACATTACCAGATTTAACCAAAAGATTTTGGTTTATTGTTGAGAAGTTCTTTAGAACGTCTTTGGTATCATTACTAAGTTGCATAATCAGTTATCTCCTTGATTCATATCGTGATTGTGTAAAGCCATTATACCATAATGGATTACTTTTAGCAAGTCATTTCTGTTCTTGCCATCTTTTTTTCCGTACCTTTGAGAATATTTCAAAATATTCCCGATACAAAAACCTTCGCCATGTCCAGAGTCCATAATAAACTCCGTGGCTTGAAACTTGTTTTGTGAATAATGTGCAGAGTATGTTTTGTCAATATACTCTTGCAGTTCTTTCAGAATTTTACCTTCTGAATATTTGTAATCAATGTTTTTCAATTTGTACATCCTATAAGTTTGGATGGGGGGATAAACCCCCCACCACTTTATTGATTAGCTTGAGTAAGAGTAATCAGTACCCGATAGTGCTTTAAGTCCAGCAGCAATCACGCCTTTAGATGGTTCACCCATTCTATAAGCAGTTTTACCTTTGAACGTATTCACATAGATACAATTACCTTCGCTTCTCAGCGTATCAATCATTGCTCTAGGCGATGTCAAATCAAGTTTACTTCTAAGAGTCTCCCATGTGACGTTCTTACCAGTTTGTAATAGTCTTAGGGTTTTCTCTCTTTTAGTTAATGCTTTTCTAGCCATATTATCTCCATTATTAAAATTCAACCATCAGTAATTTGATGATTAGTATACATAATACCCTATTTCTAGGGTAATGTCAATAGATTTATTTGATTTTAATTGATTTAGGTTTCATTGCCTCTGGGACAACTCTTTCCAAGTCAATACTGAGAATACCATCTTTAAAGGATGCACCGTTCACTGTCACATATTCAGCAAGATTAAATGCCTTTTTGAAAGCACGTGCAGAAATACCTTTATGTAGATATTCTTTATCATCGTCACCATCTGGTCTTGATTTTGACTCTACAGTAAGAACATTATCCTTACTTTCAATCTCAATATCAGACTTGTCGAATCCAGCAATTGCAAGTTCAATGCAATACTTTTCTTCAGAAGTTTTTACGATGTTATATGGGGGATATCCAGTTGATGCTGGTGCATCAAGTAGACTGTTGAACATTCTATCAAACCCGATAGAATATGTTTTGACCCTGTCAAAAGGGTCGATGTGTATATTACTTACCATTTTTTTCTCCTTAGTTAAGCAAGATTAAATACGATACCCGATAATCGGCATACCGTAAGTTTATTTATAATGGTAGTTTTTTGTGAGGGAAACTACCAAAACCCAAAATTTGTGTCACAGAGTAGGTGTTCCGTTTGTGACAACTGGACGACTTACGAACTGCACCCATATTATATAGGTATCCAAAAGGGGTATTTCAACCCCTTTTTTCAAGTTTTTTTTATGCAGCGTCAGCATACTCAAGTGCTTTATCCAAAGCATTGAGTTTTACTTTACGGTTACGTCCGTACCATGCAGACTGCAAACGTGAATCACCTTCACGACCTTGCAAGTGGTCTGTCATGTAAGTAACAGAGTTAAATGCCTGCCACCATGAACCTTGGGCAAAGTTTGCTCCAGGCTGTGTTTGCAGATTTTCCATTGCGATTTTAGCGTTACGAGATGTGAATGGAAGTACTCCATCTTCTTTCTCTTTTGCAGGCGCACCGAATACTTCATTGAAGTACTGAATTACATTATCACCAGTTGCTGGTTTTGAACCAAGGAACGAAGCCATTGACTTGTACTGTTCCATTTTCTCATGGGCAATACCCATTTG